TATTTATACTTATAGAGTAGGAAATATAGGCCAGACCACGTCCTCTACACTACCTACCACAGACATATCTAAAGTACTAGGTAAGTCTCGCAATAGTTGACGGTAATCAAGAACGAGTGATTTTTGTTCTTCTGTTAGAGGAGAATCTATAACAAACATCCAATCTGTCTCAGCAATTCTTACAGACCTTGCATATCGAACTTCATTTAAGATAAGGTCAGTGTCCCATGTCCATCTAGCAGGGGATTCACTTCTGTTCCATGTTGCATAACCGTTCGGTTTTGGCGGAACTTCAATAAACCTTTCTTCGTCTTCTTCCCAGACACGAGTATTTATAAACTCCATCACCGACAATTCTTCGAGATCCCAGATTCTATGAACTATTCTACCTTCTGCTGTTTCATGTCCGTCTTCTGGGTATAGACCACTGTCCATATCTGTTCTTACGATCACACCGTCTTCTGTGTGTATGGCGACTTTAGGGTGCATGTTGTGTTACTCCAATTAATAAATTTTGTGTTGTTTCATGATCACTCTGGATCATATGTACCAAGTGTTATTCTTCCGACAAACGGCGGTGTCAGTGCTTGCGGAAAGGTTGCGGAACTGCTTCCTGCAGCGGATGTGAAGGTGAAATTGTGTAAGTATACACCACCACCACTACCGCCACTACCAGCGGCATTGATATAACCTACGGTTGAGTTATTAAAATTAGGGTATCCAGACGATATCGTAGTTGACCATATTACTCCGGTGGTTTGGGTAGTAAACCAGATACCAAACGTACGTATATAACTAGTCACAGAACTGTAATCCATACCATGGCAAGAATAGTAGTCGTCCCCACCACTCTCACTAGTACCGAGCCATCCGTAGCCTATGTTCAGTCCATGTCCAGCCTGACCTTCGGAGTACATTTTGCTAGGAATCAATTGAACTTCACCCTCAGTAGAGGTGAACTGTCTACTATCGAAACTGACTGCTCCCGATCCTCCACTGTATACACCATCATTACATACAAGACCGTAGTTACCAAATCCTGTAGAAGATCCAACATCACGTAATACAACGTAGTTAACACCAGTTACTCCACTATATCCAGTACCACCACCACCTTGTCCAGTGCTGCTGCTAAATACCCAATCAATATACTGTCCAGATACAGTCTTCTTCGCTGTTACCAACATAGTAATACTACCAGAGGGTTTAGTAATATTGATCGCAACTAGGTCACTTACTAGGGTCGTTAGAGTAGACCCAAAAGCAATAGTTCCTTTAGAATGTTGAACCATACCTCTACCGACACTGCGACTATCAAATAGGACTTTTTCTGTTCCGTATTTCATACCAGTAATTTGTAAACCGTAATCTGCCATGTTAATTCAACCTTATCGCTACGTAACCAAAGGTGCTAGTAGCACCAGCGGTGATGGTAAATGAAGTGTACCCACCAACCGTACTGTCATATGTCCCGTAACTAACACTGAATGAAGCAGGATCACTGGTCGAAGGCCCATTAGCATAAACACGGTCAAATCCAGTCGGGATAGAGACCGTTTCGCTTGCGTTATTTGCCAGGGATATAACATCAGAAGTTACCACTTTAACGTATGCGTCCATATTTTCTGAATCGAATGCTAAGTAACTGCTCGCTGTCCAAACTTTTAATCCATATGCCATTTACAACTCCGTTATGGGGACTCTTGTCTTATGTAACTTGTTCTGCCCATGTAAATTTTCCAATTCTTTTAGTAGGGTTGACATCCAAGAGATGAACCCCTTTCCTTTACCACGACCGCTTTCTTTCACAGCGATACCCGATATTCGCATATCGTACATGTACGTAGGATGTTTTTCATCATGGGCTACCAGTTTCAGTTCGCCTCTGTCATGAGCATCCTTTATCTCTAAGTACTGGAGAGTGTCTTCCCCAACCACTAAACTTTTGAATCTATATTGTAACACTTTACGTGACATGAAAACTAATCGAGTACTTAATTCATCTATACCCATAGAATGTTGAAGTAGTGTAATATATCTTTTAAAAACTTCTACTTCTTCTTCCTTTATATTAGGGACATTTTCTGCTACTAAATCGCCTTGAGCAAGAATATCCCAGTCAACTACTACAGACCCTTGAGTATACTTAGTACCTACCATATTAGACACATCTTCATTGGGTCTAGTAAGTGACTGTGTTCTATCAACCGAAAGATTGTCTTCGGAAATAATGCTTATTTGATTAAATAATACAACCGCATCTGGGCTATCATTATTTCCCATCATTCTTTGATAACACTTAACACCCCTTCGCGTTAGAAAGTCATCCCCATCAATCAATACAGCATGTGTTACACCGTCTTTATCAAACTGGTCTAAGAAACTGTTCTTACCAGTAGCGGCTGTACCATCACTCTCCGTTATAAAGTATCGAAGATCTTCTTCTTTACAATACGATTCTGCTTGTTCTCGAAACGTATCGTTTAATGTGTTTACAATTACCGTAGTATTGTTTTTTGGTAGTGTATTAAATTGTCGTCTTAGTGCATAAATATTGTGGCTAGATAAAACATAAAACATATAGGATCCTAACTTAAATTGCCTAATTTCACTCTTCTCTGATTATTTTCATAAATTTCAATAACATCATCGGTAATTGACATATGAGAACCAGAAATTCCGGTTCCTATATTTAGTCCGCCAGTAACTGTCGCATTAGATAACACAATATTGTTACCATCAATTGTGAATGGTTGGATTTCATTATTGCTCGCATTGATAACTTTGAAGGTATCTGCGGTTATTGCAAAGTTAGCGACAGTACCATTATTGTCCAATCTAATTCCTGCAATATGATTGTTTACGTCAAGATCGAGTGCATATACAGCAGAAGAACCTATCGAATTACTAAGTGTGGTTAAACTGCTATTGACAGTAGCAAAGTCACTATCAACGCTCGAAGTTAAATTAGTAACTAGGCCTGCGTTCGCGGTTACTACACCGTCTAATGCAACTACGGTTGCAGATAATGCTTGTCTCGCCGTCGATTCTGCTGAGATTAAAACACCAGTATCACTATCAACTGTGTTTATCGCCGCGTTCAGATCAACTACATCCTGAGTGTGAGCAGTTACTACACCGTCTATTGTAGAGACCGTTGAAGTTAATGAAGCGACAGAGGCTGCATTTGCTGTGGTTGCGATCCCTGTATTGGTATCCAGAAGAGTTAAAGCTGCGTCCAGTGCAGTTACTTCACCGGAAAGAACCGTAACATCACTATCAACCGCATTTATGCTGGAGATAAGAGTGCTGTTTGCGCTTGCAATTGCTGAGGCAAGTACCGCAGAATCTACACCGTCCAGTACTAGACCGTCAACGTCTACTTCTAATGCCGTAAGGGAGGCAGCGACAACAAGAAGATCGCTATCCGTTGAAGATATACTAGAAGTAAGAGATGATACCGCACTAGAGTTAGCACTAATCCCCGATTGAGCATTTGTAAGAGACGTATTTAAAGTAGTAATATCCGACGCAATTGTAGTTAAAGTACCGTCAATAGTTGTAATACTAGAAGTAAGAGATGATACCGCACTAGCGTTTGCTGCAATCCCAGCATCAACATTAGTGAAGTCTACCGTCGTCGTTAGATTAAATTGTTCTATATACGTTTGATTTATGATAGATAGAAAATAGTCAGAGTCGAGAATATTATTGACGATGTTGGTTACATCAGATGTAGAGGTGCCTCCATAGACGCCCGTCTCAATCTCATCAAAATTCTGATTTATCTTTAGTATCGCAGCATTAATATTGTCTGCGAGATTTACTGTTTGTATGGCCATCTCTAATCTTTATCCTCTACTAAACGAAAAAGCAATTCTTTTATTAGTTTAACATCATCTCTCAGGGTATTGACTTCATTAGTCAGAGTTAAGAGTTGGTGCTCTTTTTCTTTCTGAACGATATTTTGTGTTCTCGCTCTTTGGATTTCAGTCTTATTAGTATTTAGGATAGCGCCAGTGCGTCTATCCCTTACTAAATTATTATGACCTTCAACCTTTAAATGATTATGCATTAGTTGGCAGTTACCAATGCGATAGCACGTAAGTCTCTAATCACTGGTGACTTAGATGAATTGTCCGATTGCATAACAATCTTCACTTGGAAAGCAGTGAACTGATTCATTTCGTGGGTAAACTCATAATCTCTGTATGTCGACGGATCATCATCGGTAGGTAATGCTTTATCTATAGCTACAAGATCCCAATCTACAGTGAATAGACCATCATCATCGGTAGCAAGCAATGCATCTTCGTCTGCCGCACTTTTGACATATACTTCGAAGCTTGCGCCTGAAGGTCTATTTGCAGCAAAGATTACTTTTAATCCAAGAGATGCGTCGTCAATTACAACCGGAGTTGTTATGTGTTGTGCCGCATCACTATTGTCGATTACGTTTTCTAGTGCAAGTACAGCTACACGTTGAAGATCAATTAATGGAGATACCTTAGAATCGCTTGTAGATAAACTCAAGTTAAACTTCATTGTCTCTGCACCGATAGCATTATCACTAGAAGCAACAACACTCTGTTCAGTGCTTGCGTTATAGTCATTCAAGACTACTTGTGTAGCATCTCCTACTGTACCTAAGTTATAATTTACAAATGGTGCCGAAGATCGAAGAGTGCCATACGAAGCGAATGTGTTAGGATTACGTAACTTAGCAGTTATGTTTGTTCCATTAGGGGTTATCGTTTGAACTTGTGGTACGAACTCATTGTACACCACTTGTTGTGTAGCAGTAACTTCGTCCCCTCCTCCTATAGCTGAGGAAGTTGCTGGGCTACCGATATCAATTGTATAACCTTCCCAAGTGACTAGGGAAATTTGGAAAGTACCTTCGTATACCGTACTCGCTTGACCACCTATTGCATTTGCGACGTTTGATAATGTAACGTAGTCTCCGAAACTGAATCCATGACCTTCATGACTAATCTCGACTGAATTAGATCCTACCGTAGTTTCAATTGGATTAGATCCTAGGGTTACTTTAGGTAGGGTTGCATTGTCAAGCACAAGTTCACCGGATGCAGAAAACTCTGCTCGGTCTAGTTCAAACATTAGATCTTTAGTTTGATCTGGTGTCCAAGTGAATCCGTTCTGTGATAGGAACAATGAACCTAGTGTAGGCTGTCTTGATATCTTATCTTCATCACTACCTACTACGAACTCATAAGTCTCTGCAATATATGCATTATACTCTACCGACTCAGCAAGGAGTATTATCGCATACTCTTCGCCACTTGTCAAGTAAATTGGCTCATCGAATATTACTTCGGTGTGGTTCGCTGCGACGGTGGCCATTGTGGTCGATGTGTCGAATGCGGTGACATTAACTTGAGCAGGTTCGATGAACTTAACTGCGCCAGGTAAAATACGTGTTGTTGGTACACCATTCTCTACTGAACGAATCTGCACTTGTAGAGGGATATTAGAATCCTTGCTCTCTAAAAAGATTCGTGCCTTAGTTATGAACATACCATTTGGATTTTCTATCTGATCAACAAAAAATGTCTGTGCAAGTGGATCTTGTCGACCAGCACGTCCATTAAGAATGCGAGTAGTACGTATAGTTCTCTGTACAGTTTCAATAGTTCCTGTAGACGAGTATACTGCACGTGAACTACATGTTGCTTCACTCTCATCGTTAACATTAACGTCAAGTAGTTTAAATTCTTGAGTACCAGTTCTAAAGTTTATTGTTGGTGTGTTAGGTAAGAAGAAACTACCGATTATGGTACCATTACTATCAGATTCCAAAGGAAACTTACCACCCAGAGCAGTAGGATATTCTAATGCATTCGCGTACTCACTACCGAACTCTTGTGCGGTATCAGAGAACCTAGCTGCAGTAGCCTCTAGTCTTACCCAATCACTAACGTCTTTACCACCAAAGTATGCAAACATCTTAGTGTTAGGACGAAGTCCTTTAACAGTGAAGTTGACCTTACGTGATCGCATGAACGGAATAATTTCTATGTCTGCCACTTGCTCACCGATAAAGTCTTGTACGCTTCGAGTAGTAGCTCTGAAAGAGATATCTCTTGGTATAGTAGTGAACAGTCCAGAGTTAGAGAACAAGTCTCTAGTTGTACCCTGCATAGTTGGGCGAGTATCGAAATCTTCGAATCGACGTACTGTAGTCTGCATAATAGCAGGAAGACTACGAGTCTCCACCCACTCATCAGATGATGGGGATAGTTCCATATGTCCAGTTTGCGTAAGAACAGCAAATGGGTTTACATTCAATATACCTGTCGCTAATTTCTGTGAGACTAGGTTGACATCAGTATATGGTAATGTTACAACGTCACCATGCTTAACAACTGCGTTAACATTATCAGCACTATATTTTAGTCGAACTGAGTTCTCGCGGAAAGATGGTTTTAACAATCCTTGTGGATCGATTGACGCACGATAATCAACATTATTGATATCCGAGAAAGCGAATGAACTAAAATTGTCTGCAATGAAACCTGCTTTAGTTCGAGTATTGCCATTAGCATCTAATACCGTCAATGAGTTAGTACTATTCTCAAGTAGGCTCAAGGTGGTTAGTTCGAATAAGTCTTCGACACGTTGCTCTAACTTACCAATGTCTTTCATCGTGAAACGTTTGTTATGAATAAATGTACTCGTAACATCGGTAGTGCCGAAAGTGTATGGTTTCAAGTAGTAATTATAGAGCGCCATAGAACCTGTAGGAATTTCTGGTGCACGAGGAACGTCGTTAGCCTCTCCTTGTATTACCTGTAGTTGCCCAAATCCAATATCACCACGACTATCAGTTGCATTTGCAACCAGAACGTCTATACGTGGTAAGTAGTATTCGATCTCATTAATAGTAATTGCAGACGCGTTCTGCGGTAGTTCTGCTTCAACGGAGAACTCATTTAGGTAAGTGCCTGTAGCACGTGCAGGACGGAAGTCTAATACGTCTCTTAATGAGACTACTGTTCCGGTTGCTGTAGTATAATTAGGAATATCTTCGTAGGCATCATCTGTATATGAATTCACAGAAAAGAACGTACCAGCATTGAGGTTTCCGTGTGTATAATGCGTGTAGTTTACTTGTATCTCGCACCCAGTTCCAGTCTGAAGCTCGTATCCTGACTTAACATGTGCTTGGATTTTATCGTAGAAGTTATCACGTTGTCCACCATCAAAGGTAAATTGGTAAGTAATATCTTCGGCATATTCCCAAGCAGTTTCAATACTATTACCGTTTGTATCAGTTGCTCCAGCGTCAGATCTAAATTTAACTGAGTCTAAAGATATACCATCAACATCTAATGTTACAACTGGACGTGCTCTCCAAGATACGTCTGGGAGAGTTTGAATTTGAGTTTTAACTGTTCTTGCTTTAGTACGACCAGGCTGATTAGTTAGTTCAACATAGTATGCAACATCGTAAGATCCTCCAGCAGTAAGACCAGAATAAACTCCGGCAAGACTAGCTTGTCCGCTAGCATCTGATACTATAGGCCCGTCTGTTTCTGAGATTACCCAACCAGTAGGCTCTACTCCAGCAATACTAATTTCGCCATTACTGTCAGCGTTAGTTTGAAGGAAACGTTGAGCAGTGTAGTTGGCTGTGATTGCAGACGATACTGGAGTTGATCTAGGGAGACTGAATAGAAGACTATTGTCTGACGCTTCATGTATCACTGCATCTACCAGTTGTATCACTGCATTAGTAGAGGAAGGAGTGCTGTTTGTCATGGTATGACAAAGTGAAAAACTAGCATTAAGTAGTCGAATGTTGAAGATGTATAGTCTGAGACCTATTGAGTCATACTGGACACCACGTACGTTACAGAACCCAATGGTAGTGCCATTAATATCCTTTAGCACTTGAGCGCCAAAGGTACCTAATCGCCCAAACCCTTCTGAGTTATCAGCAACATTCGTCTCGTCATATTTAATGTATACGTAGTTACCATATGTTGCTGGAACAGCTTCGTTTTCTTTAGCAACAGTGTCTCTAGCCTTTGGTACTGTAATATCAGTAGTACCAATCTCTAGGCGGTAACCATCTACGTATGCGATACCTTCGGTTACGTCTAAGTTTAGATTAGTAGCATCTTTTTCTTCGAAGATCGATTTGAACTTTTCTACTACATAATTACCAGACTCTTCCTTTGTACGTTGTGCAAGTAGATCGTTGATTCTATTGTAAGAATCGAATGTACTTACTTCGCGAGTGATAACTCCATCAACAACACGTGCGACAAAGACAAAGTTCTGGTCTAATGATACTTGATCACGTGTAGTAGGAACTAGTTTAATCTGATAGCGATCTGCGCCTGGGGCAGATATGTCCGGATATTCACCTTGGTTGTCGAACAGTTCTTGATCTTCATCCGTTGTGATAATATTCTGTTCGATACGGAAACCGATGTCTGCCGTAGGAAGTGAACTATACTTGGAGATGAATGAACTTCCACCTTCCATATATACAAAGTGTCCAGCGGCAAAGAAGTCGCCTGGGGCAAAGTATGCTTTAGTTGCACGACCACTCGCGGAAATAGGATCTGATCCATCGTTAGCGACAAGTGCAGTCAAAGCAACATTGTCTTTACGATACAAAGTGTCTTGTGAAGTAACACGAGGTGCTGTCGCTGCAGGGGATACGCTTGAAGTGTTTGTGTACTTAACGTATAAAGTAGCAGGATCTGTCGCAGAAGCAGCTACAAATTCTAGAACTTCTAATTCTAATCCTTGCGTGTTAACAAGGTTACTGGTAGACAACGTTGTACCTACCCAAGTAGCATCTACTGCAATTGAACTTGCGTCTAGACGAATGTACTCTATTTTGTTATCTACAGTTGCGCCGCCTGGATTTACCAGAGCACCCTCTTTAAATATGTTACGACCGAATCGTGCAATCTCTTCTTGGATGATTGTCTGCGACTCGTTTAACTCACGTGCTTGAAGCGCTTTACCAGAGTTAAATAGTACACGATAGTAACCGTCTTCAGCTTTGTAGAAGTCTCTATATTTTTCTTTGAACGTTTTGTTTGTAAAATCTACCATGATTTATTCCTAAACGGTTATGACTATCTTAATGTCTTCTTGTTGTTCTACGTCACGTCTTATTCTAGGACGGTTCTCAAGATACAAGAGTTCCCCAGAAAATCTGTCTACAGTGTTCATTAGGGATATAGATGCGATATCGCCAGTCAGAACGTTACCCACTTGCGTAACTGCTTCACCTACGATAAAAGGTTTAAACCCTGTCGAGGTGTTTTGGTGATAGTATAATACACTACCGACGGATTCGTTAACGTATGCCTTCGCACCAGACTGAGAGCCTGTAATCAATTTCTCAACTTCAAATGGCGAAGTACTGTCGAATGTCATGGAAGGTAATACTTTTGCTGACGTACCAGTAAATGGAGTTGTACTATCCGTTTGCTTAGGATTTTTGATAAGACCCATTTGACGGAAAGTAATTCCTGTCATGAATGTATCAGTTACAGTACCATCAGGCTTGATGTTAGTTAGAATAGAACTTGTTTTCAAATCATTTATAGGGTTGAAACCAAGGCCTGGAGTTGGAGTAATCACTGGACTTACTGAACCAATTGTAGTTGCACTCGCATCTATAATTTCAATCGAAGCATAGGTGTATCCTGAACCATAGCTCGTCATTATAATCCTAGTAATCTCACCTCCAGCTACAGTGGCAACTGCTACTGCACCTGTACCGTCTCCGTGAACATTTATGACTATAGCAGGGGTATGACCCAATCCAGCAGAAGTTACTCTTGCGCTGATTATCTGACCATCAATGACCGCGGCCTGGACAGTTGCTTGCAAGTCTTCAACTGAATCCCCTTCTGCTATAGAGAGTGCTTCATTGACAGGCATATGATTAGATGATAGGAATTGATAGATGTTTTCGGGAGTCAATGAATATAAAAACTTCCATACGTATTCATCTGATGTGGTAAACGGCAAATGTATATCAGTTTCAGGAATTCCTAACAGTCCATAATTTGGTTCTACAACTGACTGCTTCGTAGTGCCGTCTAAGTTAGTTCCATTCTGTAGACAAATATAAACTTCCTTGGCGTCGTTCATGACGTACCACGGAGTCCAAGGTGGCACGATGTCTGAATTGACAGCATCGCTCCAACCAGCATACTCAGAACCAGATGACCAATTCACACGCTTGGCTACAAACGTAGCACCTTCGATCTTTTTGATTGACTGTAGACCGTGAAAGAACTCTCTCTCGTCATGAGCACCGTCGATAGGATCAATCACTGTATCCAGTGGATTGAAAGGATCGCTCTTACCGATACCTATGTAATATTCATTAGTAGTGCCTAGCATATCTGTTAAAAGATCTTTTGCTAAAGTCCTACTCATTGACTGTCTTACTATTGCTGCCATTGTATTTTCCCACGCATGTTAGAAATATTCTTCTTATATTTATAACGATTTTAATAGTTATTCTAAGAAATTATTCAACCAATATTCTTTTTGGTGCTGATTCATTAGTAATTTTTTGTAAATGACTGGAAGTTCGTAAGGACTACTCCTCCAATGCGAAACATGTCGGAGTGCTTCTTCGCGCATAGGTTCCAGATAATCATCATAGGAGTGCATCTTTTGTGCACTTCCTTCGGTAGTTCTGTCTATACAGTATAGGTCACTTGACATTGATAAGAAGTAACAAATGTTTCCCTTTTGATGTTCGCCCAAAAGTTTATAAGTGTAGGCATGGTCTTCACCATTACCAATATCCTCGTTCATCTTTATCTTTGCAGACTTCCTGCTCTGTAATATAATGAAGTCTATTGATACGGGACGGTCTTCTGTAAACAGATGTCCTACTCCAGGCCCTGGCGGTTGAGATGGAGCACACATCGATGTACCCCAAACACTTGCATAATACTTATCGTTAACTTGCCAATGATGTCCTGACTTTAGTTCCCAATCTAATATACTATCACATGGTATCGCACCTAATACATCAATGCAAGGATAATGTTTTAGGTGATTGTGTAGCGACTGTAGATAGGATGGATATAGAAAGTCATCTCCATCTAACTGAGAAACATAATCATTATCACTTTCCAAGAACACGTCAAGACATGCGTTCTTACCTTTGCCTGGCTTTCCATTACTTTCGCTGTTTACCACACGAAATGGTTGGTCTAGTTCCAACACCTTTTCATAATATCCTTCATGGATACTATTGACTACAATTACAACTTCCCACTCTATAGGAGTTATTCGTATGACACCTTGCACAGAGCGAATAATTCTTTCTAGTTTAGGAATGTCATTTGAGGTTAATAACGTGGTCATCAACCTCATTATTCTGCCTCGAAGAAGAATGTCTGAAATAAACGTCCATCAAATTTGTCAGTACCGAAGCCAGGCACAACACTTCTGTGATAGTACATAGCGTCATATATGACTAAACGATTATATACATTCTTTGCTTCACCGACGATGTCCCAATCATCTTCAACTAATTGAAACTCATTGAAGTCTAATAGAGCATCGGGCCCGTGTCTGGTTATACCTGTCTGTCTGTGTTTGTATATCGCAGTACCGGAATCTAGAGGAGCATTAGGAGTTAGGTATATGACGGCCGCATATGACATTGCGTCGTGATGAATCCAAGTTGTGGATTCTTCGGTGGTGTACTGAAAGGAGGTATTATATCCATCTAACGGAAAATGGGTTATGGTTTTTCCTATGATCTTCCCTAGAGAAGATTTCATAGAGTCTGCATACCCACCATCGTTGCTACATGAGGCAGTTCTTAAGCCAGGATAGTTACCTGACACATTAAAATTTTGACTTAAGGCGTAATCCCGAACTGAATCGGGATCCGCATAGAAGTCTTCAACAATCGTAAACATAATAAATCCAATAAGTGTTTCATTATAAGGCGCCGAGAAGTACCCTTCGTCGGTTACCTGAGTCGTATATCTTAATAGTATTACTAGAGAATTCTATCCGTTCTCCAGATGTACTAGTATTTAGGATGCCACTAAGATCGATTATCCCGTTACCTGCTGTACCACTAGTATTAGTACCAGAGGTAATTTCACTAAATGTTGAATTTGTAGTAGTGTTAATACGGTCTACAGTTGCTCGATAAATACGACCAGTGTTAACATGCCACCATATATCACCTTCATATACAGTGTTTACTGTACGAAAAGTACGTATCGCAGCAGATGCTGTTACGTTGACATTAGAGGTTAACGTGGTACTTGTATCGAAGATAACAGCATTACCAAATCCTCCAACTGGGCCTTGAGAACCTGTAGCACCAGATACACCTTGGCCTCCTTGACCACCTACTGCGCCAGGCGCACCTTGTCCACCAACAACACCTTGTACACCTTGGCCTCCTTGACCACCTACTGCGCCAGGCGCACCTTGTCCACCAACAACACCTTGTACACCTTGTGGGCCATTGTTACCTACCTGACCCTGTTGTCCTTGACTACCTACAGCACCTTGTACACCCTGAGGCCCGTTATTACCTACCTGACCTTGGGCACCCTGCCCACCTACTGCACCTTGTACTCCCTGAGGCCCGTTATTACCTACCTGACCTTGTTGTCCTTGACTACCTACAGCACCTTGGACACCTTGTGGGCCATTGTTACCTACCTGACCTTGGGCGCCAACAATACCTTGAGAACCTTGCTGTCCTTGTGGGCCATTGTTACCTACCTGACCTTGTTGTCCAACAACACCCTGAGCACCTTGGACACCTTGTGGCCCATTATTACCTACCTGACCTTGTTGTCCAACAACACCTTGAGCACCTTGTTGTCCTTGTGGGCCATTATTACCTACCTGACCTTGTTGTCCAACAACACCTTGAGCACCTTGTTGTCCTTGTGGGCCATTATTACCGATAGCACCTTGAAGTCCAACAACACCCTGAGCACCTTGGACACCTTGTGGCCCATTATTACCGACAGCACCTTGAAGTCCAACAATACCTTGAGAACCCTGTACACCTTGAGGGCCATTATTACCTATTGCACCTTGTGCACCAGCAACACCTTGAGAACCTTGAACTCCCTGCGGGCCATTGTTACCGACAGCACCTTGTGCACCAGCAACACCTTGAGAACCAACAGCACCTTGTGTACCATTATTACCTACGGCACCTTGAAGTCCAACAATACCTTGAGAACCTTGCTGTCCTTGTGGGCCATTGTTACCTATAGCACCTTGTGCACCAGCAACACCTTGAGAACCAACAGCGCCCTGCGGGCCATTGTTACCTATTGCACCTTGAAGTCCAACAATACCTTGAGAACCAACAGCACCTTGTGCACCATTGTTACCAATAGAACCTTGGTTACCTACTGGGCCAATGACTCCCTGTTCTCCTTGTGGGCCATTGTTACCTATTGCACCTTGAAGTCCAACAATACCTTGAGAACCAACAGCACCTTGTGCACCATTGTTACCTATTGCACCTTGAATACCTTGGTCACCTTGGTTACCAACTGAACCTTGAGCACCATTATTACCTACTGCTCCCTGTATACCCTGTGGGCCCGCTGCACCAGTAGAACCTTGAGCACCAGAATCTCCTTGAGCGCCCTGTTCACCGATAGAACCTTGAGATCCTACTGACCCCTGAACACCAGCAACACCTTGTGCACCTTGGAAACCAATATTACCTTGTCCACCCTGCGCTCCTACTGCCCCTAAAGCACCCTGTATACCTTGTTCTCCGATAACACCTTGTGCCCCTTGATCACCTTGAGCACCAATTGCCCCTTGTGGGCCTGCATCTCCAGCGTTACCTTGTGGGCCAACTGGGCCTGGAGTAGTTCCAGCAGGGCCTTGTGGGCCTGCATCTCCAGCGTTACCTTGTGGGCCAACTGGGCCTGGAGTAGTTCCAGCAGGGCCTTGTGGCCCATCAATACCTTGAGCACCGACATTACCGACCGCACCTTGTGCCCCAGAGGAACCTTGAATACCTTGAATACCTTGGTTACCGACAGAACCCTGAGATCCTTGTTCTCCAACTACACCTTGGTCACCTTGAGCACCGATAGGGCCTACATTACCTTGTAGACCAACAACACCTTGAATACCAATAGTACCCTGAGCACCAACTTCACCGACGTTACCTTGAAGACCGATAGTACCTTGAAGACCGATAGTACCCTGAGCACCAACTTCACCGACGTTACCTTGAAGACCGATAGTACCTTGAAGACCTTCAGCACCTTGCGGGCCTGCTGCACCAATATTACCTTGAAGACCGATAGTACCCTGTGATCCTACAACCCCTTGGGAACCTTGTTCACCAACGTTTCCTTGAAGACCGATAGTACCCTGTGATCCTACAACCCCTTGGGAACCTTGTTCACCAACGTTTCCTTGTAGACCCTGATCTCCTTGAACACCATCTGCTCCTTGTGCACCGACCGATCCAATATTACCTTGAAGACCAGTTGCACCCTGAGTACCAGTAGCACCTTGTGAACCTTGTTCACCAACGTTGCCCTGGGCACCCACAAATCCTTGAATACCCTGTGCGCCTTGAGAACCAACCGCACCAACATTACCTTGCAATCCTTGATCACCCTGTGATCCGATCGCACCTTGCGCGCCAACTTCTCCGATATTACCTTGTAGTCCAACAATACCTTGAGAACCCACAGCACCTTGGTTACCTACTGGGCCAATGTTTCCTTGGAGTCCAACAATACCTTGAGCACCCTGAGAACCTTGAGATCCTGTTTCTCCGATATTACCTTGGAGACCAATTATACCCTGAGCACCGATGTCGCCTTGAGATCCTGTTTCTCCGATATTACCTTGGAGTCCAACAATACCTTGAGCACCCTGTACACCTTGAGATCCTGTTTCTCCGGCGTTTCCTTGAAGTCCGATTATACCCTGAGAACCCTGTACACCTTGAGATCCTGTTTCTCCGGCGTTTCCTTGGAGTCCAATTATACCCTGAGCACCGATATCGCCTTGGGGGCCAGTCTCGCCCGGATTACCTTGAAGTCCGATTATACCCTGAGAACCCTGTACACCTTGTGGCCCAGTCTCGCCCGGATTACCTTGAAGTCCGATTATACCCTGAGCACCGATATCGCCTTGGGGGCCAGTCTCGCCTGGATTTCCTTGGAGACCAACAATACCTTGAGCACCTTGTTCACCTTGGGGGCCCTCCTCGCCTGGATTTCCTTGGAGACCAACAATACCTTGAGCACCTTGTTCACCTTGGGGCCCCTCCTCGCCTGGATTTCCTTGGAGACCAATTATACCCTGAGAACCTTGAACTCCCTGAGGCCCAGTCTCGCCTGGATTACCTTGAAGTCCGATTGTACCCTGAGGGCCGATAGTACCTTGCCCGCCTATAGTACCTTGTGTACCAATAGTACCTTGCCCGCCTATAGTGCCTTGTGCACCAACAACACCTTGAACTCCCTGAGGCCCGATAATACCCTGAGGCCCGATAGGCCCGGCGCTGTTTGCAATAAGGTTATTAATATCAGCAATATCTTGAGTAAGATCTGTGGTTGTCGCGTTTAAGTCAATTAGTATAGTATCGTGTTGAGTAACACGAGCGTCTAATGATGTTATATCTGTAGCGTTTGTAGCAATAGTAGTCGGGTCGACTCCATCTAAGACATCACTAACAGCAGTGTCTATGTAATTAGAGACGAACGCTAAAGTTACTCCACCTTCCCCACTAGGTAGTGCTGCTACCTCGTAGAGTTCTGTGAAGTTGGAATTTATTTTTTCGCTGGCAATCCGGAGAGTATCACCAGATCCGTCGTTTGCCGATCCACCAGTATTTAAAATTTGTCTTGACATTGTGAGGTTCCGTTATTTTAGTCTGCGCCGTCTAAGGTTTCGTATTCTTGAGATATATCTAACCCTTCATCATCTAATGTCGGTGGTCTTACCCCAGCCCAATCTGCGACTGTGACAAAATCATCTACCAACTGCTGTAGTGTTTGTGTTTCATATCGGTCTAACGTCTCAAGAGAACTTACGATGATACCTGTCCCAGTATCTTTCTCATTCTGTGTACGTGCATCAATCGCATCATTCTCTTCCATAGTAAGTAGAGAGTAAGTTGCTTGAACATGAGTACCTAGTTGAGTAGTTTGAAGTTCGATTGCATAATTAGGTACTTCTAATGGATCTGTCACATCCCCTGCGTCCAACCCTAGGTCAGCAGAACCTTGGGTCTGAGTTTCAGCAGCAAGATGGAATCCAGCTGGATGTATTAACTTGGTGTATAGTGTTTCAAAATCGCTGAAAGATAGACCTGTTTTCAAAAGAACTGAAAATATCTGGTATTTCTTATTGTTTTGAATAAAATGTGAAGACTTGGGCCCTATGAAAGAACCACCTAATCTATCATTCAACTTGAAGATGCTTCTCTTAGGATAAATTACTTCAACGTCTTCATTGTAGAATGCTTTAAAAAACTGTTCGATTGATCTTTCGGTACCCTTGCCACGATACATCTCAGCGAGAAGTCTTGCCATCAATCTAGGGCTCTGGTAGAATGACGACGTTTCTAATCCGTCACTGATCTCTCCTATCAGATTGTCTAAGTGCTTAATCTCTGTAGATGATATATTTCTTATATCAAACAAATCGTGGATCTGATCAATTACTGAACCAGTTCCGTCTTCTCCGGAATACTCGTAATACTTCTCTAAGAAGGATACCAGTTGAGGATACTCTTCCTGAAAGAATGACGGTAATGCCTGAGTGACCTGATTGCGGTTAAACTTAACATCAGATCTATATTGTTCGTTTATAAGATTTGACATTATACTATTACCTTAGTTGCTCCAGCATCAGCGTAACCTGTGGTCGACGACAGAGATTCGTCTAAAGTAACAGTATAGTTACGTAGAGGGTTAAGTGTACTTTGGTTAGCAGGGACAGCAGATATCTTAATACCTGTACCAACATATCCATTCTCATCAATCCTTAGTGAACTAATAGATACTATACCTTTCGCTGCATCGTAAGAACCAACGTTAGGTACCTTCACCACATTATTAATATCTACTAGTTGCAGTTTACTGCTCCCCAATTCGTTTTGGATCAAAACGTTCTGTCCGTTGGACTTAAATAGCGAAGAGGTGATTGTATGATCATCTTTGTCCGGTGATGCTAACTTGAAAGGGAAGTTTACTATATGTTCTCTCTCTAGATAATCTAAAATAGATAGAGGAGTAGGAAGTCCCTGTCTGATAATATTAATACTAGCAATTTCTTCTGAAACGTTGATACGTTGTTGTGCGCGAATCGACATTTTAGAGTTCAATATTGCGCTCGATAGTTCGTCTATCTTAGCTAATAGGTTAGACCTACGGAAGATAGCACCAAATTTAGTCGTAGTATCTGCCATGTACTGGACGATATATTCATTTACCTGTACCTGTAACGCTTGAGTAGACAAAGGGCTCTTGATAGGATCAATGTTAAATACTGTGGTCAACTCCAAGAACGTCTCTGCTGGAGCAACAAACTCAGTGTCTATAGACATGATAGAGAGGTTATCTATCAACTGACTTTTGATATCCGCTTGAACCAATTCCTGAGTAGCTGCTGATAGACCATCTGCAAATTTTAAGCTAACAAACACTTTACCATACTGCGGAGGTACGTTTTCATTACCACCCCATGTAATAGCATCGTCGACGTAAGAACTATACCCACTTAATATACGGGCGGTATAGTCACTCGCGGTAACAAGTCTATTCTGTGTAGTGAACGCTCGTGGAGCATTCAACTTAATCGAGTTGATAGATTCCTTTTCTGCACCGCCTGCCGAACCTGCTACCAACCCTACAGTGATATTCTTACTGTTTGGAGTTAATGCAGTAGAGAATGATATCGCACCGTTAGCACTTGCGCCTCTAGACGAAATATATTCTACTTCGATTCTATTGTTCGCTAATGGAGCAGCACCCAGAATGTTTCCGTCACTAAAGAATATCTCGTACTGACCTTTAGGGGTTTCACGTACGATGAATACTCTTGAAGAATCAGTCACGGTTGCTACCGTGTTTATATCGTTGAAGGTTTCGAAGCTGGTAGATAGATAGTTATCATATACACGAACACTTATAGTGGACACGTCCAAAGTATCATCCGGTATCACGTACACCGCACCAAGAGAGTCTTTGTCTACGATGAATGTCTTTGTCTTCTTAACGCCTTCTTTTAGAGTGATCGAAGGTGACCCCGAAGAAGTTTTAAAAACAAATGTACCCGACTCATTATACGCAGTGCACTCGTCTTGAGTAGTAAAGGAATACACATTGTTGCCAACCGACCCACTAAACTCTGTACCCAAAGGTATGGTTAGAAACGAGGATCCATCGGCGTTGTCAGTAATAGATAGTGACACGAGTGCGGTAGAGGCTACCCTAGACTTAGGTACATACCCTAATGACTCTGCGTGAGATACCACCGATGAACGTAACTGAGAGGATGACAAGAATGCTTCGTTGATCGCCATGTTTGCGGTCAGAGCATTGATGTGAGTATTATGCGCCAATACATCTAGGATGTTAGAGAGTCCACTCGCAGAGAAGTCGTAGTCACGAAATTCTTCTTGTTGTTCGAAGTGCGTTTGTAGTTGAGATTTGATTTGGAAAAAATCTAACTCAGAATTCTGTATAGCCATTTATCTAGTCCTTGCAATATTAACGTTCAACGTAACAACTTTTTGTGTATTGACAACTTCAAAAACTATCGATATGTCCATAGAGTTATAATCTGGTCTAATGGTACTTCTAATAGTTTGTATTCTTGCTCTTGGTTCGTACTTTTCTATAGCATAACGTACGTTACTTTCTACATCACTGCTTTCTAGATCCGTAGACAGAGAAAATAGAAGATCATTAAGGTTACCACCGTAATAAGGTCTAAAAGGCAATTCGCCATGGTTAGTCATCAATAGGTTCTTAACTGATTGACGAACAGCAGCGGCATCTGTCTTTTTGTATATTCCTGTAACCGGAGAAGCTTCGAACGTACAGTCGATATCCGAATACGTACGAGCTATCGTAGTAGTGATCGGAGCAACCTGTAGGTTACCGTCTTGGATAGAGGAGACTTTATTTGTTGACATAATGGTTAATCTCTTTTAGTACTATTTATACCTATAGCGTAACATCAATTTCAGGTAATTCAGGTAAAGTCAAATCTATTGACAAAGGAATCCCAATTAACTCCAAAACATCACAGAATGTTAGTGTTAGGAAGTCAAGTACAGCCCCTAGTCCTATGGCATCTAGGAATGACTTGACCGTCTTTATCCACATGTTGATGAGTTCTTTCTGCCACTGCGCGAACCAGTCACGTGCGGCACGTACCATTTCGTTTATCTGGTCTTCTGGTACTACTACATTGGTATTGATCTCACCCCCAATGATATCCAGAAGAGACATACCGAACAAGGACACTCCTTTGAGTTGATCTACGACATATGCGTTTACACTGAAGTTCTCTACGTCATCCTTTAGTGCTTCACCCTTAGCCTTCGCAGACTCTATCTCTGCGCGAATAAAAGATTCTACATCAAACTCTAATAGGGAGGGTAGACTAGGAAGACCCAAGGTATCCCATATCGTCTTGAACTTGTCGATCAATGCTCCGAAGGTAGACTGCAATAGATTGGTACATAACTTGACCAACTCGTTTTTAAAATATGCCCAAGTAAGTTTACCCTTCCACTCATTACACTCAACACCGAACTCACCTTTATAGTACTGATATCCTTCGGGTACCATAGCATAATACCTGTCTACCTCGTCGGTGATTTCTTTCTTGATACGCTCTTGCTCATCCTTCTCCAGTATCTTGAGTAGGTCGACACTGATACCCATTACGGATACCGAGAAACTTACGGGGATAACACTCGATATCAGTTCTAGCATCTTGACTGGAATGTATATGTGGAACTCATCAATCAGTTCCGACCATGCATCGTTAGCTTCCTTCTGCCAGTTACGTATCTGTCCGTTCTGCCAGTACGGTGATAGGATAGTAGATTGTAACTCCGCAAAGTCTTCTATCTGTTTAATGGCATCATCTATTTGTTTCTGTACCTCGACATCCAAGTCTGGGGTCGCAACGGAGTATGCCTTCAACTTGCTAGGTATCATTAGGATATCATTGTATACCTGAACAAACTCGGCCTTGGTAGGTAGAGTTGTACCAGAACATGGAAGTCCAATATTCATGAGTTCAGTTTGACCACATCACCGCTTACGTTCACTACTGATCCAGTGACATTGATTTGGCCTGATGCTTTGATTGTTATAGTTCTAGCCCCAGTTTTAGTAGCGTCAATCGTCATGTTACCGTCTTTGTCCATTTCATAGAAAGTACCAGACTTGTGAGATTCTTTAATACGTTCAGCGCCAGGCGTATCGTCATACTCTTTATAGTGTCCGGTCTCTGTCTGGTACACTTTGTTGGTAGGATAGTTGGCATCCGCCTTAGGGTTCGCATCACCTTCTTTAGGTACAGTACCAATCACCATAGGTAACTG